TTTATACCAGAGATGGTTCCACACATTCAATCAGGGTTCAACGCATTGGCAACTTTGCCAACTTGGTATCATGAGATTCTCATGGTAATTGTACTGGCCTCATTCGGTGTCAAAGCCGGTAAAGGTCTAATGGAAATGGTAAGGAAATAATCATGGCATATACAACTGGCAAAAAGACTACAAAATCTAGCAAAGCATTTAAGCCTTGTGCAGGTTGTCCAAACAAGACTAAGTGTCGAGCAATGGGCAAGTGCATGAAGAAAGGCCGCAAGTAGTGCCTGCTAAGAAAAAAGCAAATGATGCATGTGCTCGTAAAGTCAAGGCTCGTTATAAGGTTTGGCCTTCAGCATATGCATCTGGGGCTGTGGCAAAGTGCCGAAAGGTAGGCGCAAAAAACTGGGGAAATTCCAAAAAAAAGGCGCAGAAAAGTGGCCGTAAGAAAAGGTAAGAAGGGCGCGGCTCTTAAAAAGTGGTTCAAGGAAGAATGGGTAGACCTCAAGACGGGGAAGGCATGTGGACGAAAAAGCGCAAAAGGCGGTTCCAAACGCCCGTACCCTTCATGCCGTCCAAAGGCAGTAGCGGCCAAGATGACAAAAGCAGAGAAAGCGTCAAGCACTCGCAGAAAGACAGGCCCTGCAAAGATCAAACATAAAGTTACTGCATCAGGTAGACGGAGAAAGTAATGGCAACTAAACGTGTCAACAAAAAAGCAATGAAGTGTAATTCACCTCGTCGTACTCCCGGCCATTCTAAAAAGTCTCATATTGTTAAAGCTTGTTCAGGCGGTAAAGAAAAAGTAATTCGCTTTGGTGAGAAAGGTGCTAAGACTGCAGGCAAACCTAAAGCAGGTGAGTCAGCGCGTATGAAAGCAAAACGTAAATCATTTAAAGCTCGTCATGCTAAGAACATTAAGAAAGGTAAGATGTCAGCGGCATATTGGGCAAATAAAGTTAAATGGTAGATATTGACATTTTAGCAAAAGTATGCTATAATATTAATCTCTTAAGTAGGAAACGCAAATGACGTATCTTCAAATTGTAAATAATGTTCTTAAACGCTTAAGAGAGCGTACAGTCTCTACTGTAGACGAAACTTCTTACTCGACACTTATTGGCATGTTAGTCAATGATGCAAAGCAAGAAGTCGAACAAGCATGGGACTGGTCTGCGTTGCGTACCACATTAACTGCAACAACTACTGCAGGTGCTTTTGCTTACGAACTTACAGGTGCAGGTGATAATGTAAAAATTCTTGATGTTGTAAATGACACAAGTAATACATTTATGTTATACAAAACTGCTTCTGAGTTTACTAATTATTATTTAAATACAACTCCCTCACAAGGCTCTCCACGTTATTATAGTTTTAACGGTCTTGATGATAACGGTGACACAATTGTTGAAGTGTTCCCTCCACCTGATGGTGAGTATTTAATTCGTTTTAATATTGTAGACCGCCAAGCTGATTTATCTGCAGATACCGATGTACCTGTATGTCCTAACAAGCCTATTGAAATGCTTGCGTATGCAAAGGCTGTTGAAGAACGTGGTGAAGATGGTGGTACTGCAAGTCAGTCGGCATACAACACAGCTAACCGTGTACTTAACGATGCGCTTTCTCTTGATCAAGCTAAACATCCTGAAGAACTTATCTGGACAACACCATAATGGCCGCACCTTTACAGTCAGCTAGTATTGCCGCACCGGGGTTCTTTGGACTCAACACTCAAGAGTCTGGTATTACTCTTGAGTCTGGCTTTGCACTACAAGCTACCAACTGTGTCATTGATAAGTTTGGACGCTTAGGTGCTCGTAAGGGTTGGGCATTTTTAGATGAAGACGCTGACATCAATCTGCTTGGTATGCACCGCTTTGTTGATATTGATGCAACTGAGTATTTTGGTTTATGGTCAGATGATAGCTTTTACATTTACTCATCAGGAGCATTAACTGAAGTTACCTACAATGGTGCTCAAACAATTACTGAGGGTAACTGGCAAGCTGTAACGCTTAACGACTCAGCTTATTTATTCCAAGCAGGTTATGAGCCTTTGTATTTTGACACAACAGGTTCAGGGTCTGTTGAAGATATTAGCGATCACCCTGACGCATCAGGCACACCACCACAAGGTAATGTAGCACTGTCAGCATATGGTCGTTTATGGGTTGCTAATACCTCTACAAACAAAACAACTTTGTACTGGTCTGATCTCTTAGATGGGCCTGATTGGAACTCTGGCACTTCAGGTAGCCTTGATATCTCAGGTATCCTTGTGTATGGTAATGATGAGATTATTGGCTTAGGTGCTCACAACGGTTTCTTAATTGTCTTCTGTAAGCAGAACATTATTATCTTTGGCGACACTGATAACAGCCAACAGTACCTTGATCCTGCAGACTTACAACTTGTAGAAGTTATCTCTGGTGTTGGTTGTATCGCAAGAGACAGTATTCAAAACACTGGTACTGATATTCTTTTCTTGTCTGAGTCAGGCTTGCGTAGCCTTGGACGAGTCATTCAAGAAAAGTCAACACCAATGCGTGATCTGTCAAAGAACGTGCGTGATGATCTTGTACAGTTAATTGAGTCTGAGACTCCTGCAAATATTAAGTCAGCATACTCAGAGTCTAATGCATTTTATTTGTTAGCATTTCCTACAACTAAACAAGTGTACTGTTTTGACATGAGAGCACCATTACAAGACGGCAGTGCTCGCGTGACTATTTGGAACAACATGGAGTTTACTGACTGGCTTGGATTCGATGGTGAGTTGTACATGACTCACAATGATGGTCTAGCTAGATACACTGGTTACCAAGACAACGGCTCATCATATCGTATGGTGTACTTTACAAACTACTTTGATTTAGGTACACCTGCGGCTACGAAGATTCTTAAGCGTCTAGCTATTAGTGTGATCGGTGCTACAGGTCAGGACTTTATTGTTAAGTCTGGGTTTGATTACAGTGACCAATATACACCATATTCATTGACTGTACGGACTGGTACTATTTATGAGTACAATACAGCAGAATATAACGAAGCCGAATACTCCGGTGGTACGTTAGTAGATACAGTTCGTGTTCCCGGAAGTGGTAGTGGGTCAGTAATACAATTAGGGTTTGAAGCTGATCTTAACGGCGGTCAGTTGTCAATTCAAAAAATGGATGTCTATGTTAAACAAGGTAGGACAATCTAATGAGTTCATACACTAAATCAACAGACTTTGCGTCTAAGGATGCCTTGCTTACAGGTAATCCCCTTAAGATTGTCAAAGGTACAGAAATTGATGATGAGTTTAATGCGATTCAAACAGCAGTCAATTCTAAAGCAGACACTAACTCCCCTACGTTAACAGGAACACCTGAAGCTCCTACAGCGGCAACAACTACAGATACAACACAGATTGCAACAACAGCATTTGTACAACAAGAAATTACAGCAAATGCTACAACTGCAATTTTTGCTGATGCTGTATATCCAGTTGGCTCAATTTATATTTCAACAGTATCTACAAATCCGGGTACATTGTTTGGTGTAGGTACATGGACTGCTTTTGGTACAGGCAGAACTCTTGTTGGTATTGACTCAAGTGACACAGATTTTGACACGGTTGAAGAAACTGGTGGTGCTAAAACGCATACATTAACGGTTGATGAAATGCCTGCACACACGCACACACACGAAAAGTTTTCACCTCAAAGTCCGTATACACAAACAAACTCTTTGGTGGATACTTCAGGTAGTTATGTGACAGACACAACATCATCAACTGGTGGTGGACAAGCTCACAATAACTTACAGCCATACATTGTTACATATATGTGGAAGCGTACTGCTTGATAAAAACACCAGTAGCAATACAACCTGCATACACGATTTACTTTGAACGGTTTGCAGACAGAACTTGGACACATGCTGATGTACACAAGTGGACTCCAAGTATTAAGAAAGAATTTATACAAGTACATGGACTGTTGCAAATGATGCATTCAGAACCATTCTTTTGTTTGACTGACAATCCTAAGTTAGAGAAATTTGTGCAGTCGTTAGGATATAAGTACATTGAAACACTATCATGTGATGATGGAATAGAAAGACCTATGTGGAGATATACAAATGGGTAACATCGTAGGCGGGATTACTAACGCCTTGTTTGGTAAAGGCGGTGCAGGTGCGGCAGGTGACGCTGTAGCTCGTGGACGCGAACTAGGTAAAGAAGCAATCTTTAGACCTTTCACAGTTACCACTGGTGCAGGATCTGCCGCATATGGCGGTGACGGGGACTATACCTCCACACTATCGGCTCCCTACTCAGAGGTACTACGTAACGCTCTTGCAGGTGCGACTGGTATGTTTGAGCAAGCGGCGGCGTTTGATCCAGAAATGAGAGCGGCTGAAATATTCCGTGAGCAGTCTGCTTTGTTGCAACCAGAGTTTGAAAAACAACGTCAGCAACTCGCAGGAGATCTGTTTGGTTCTGGTAGATTAGGGTTACGATTAGCAGGTGAAGCTGTTGGTGCGGGTGAAGGATCAGGAATGGTATCACCAGATGCATACGGTCTGATGCGTGCTCAGTCACAGACTCTAGCACAGCTAGCTCCATTGGCTCGTGAGCAAGCGTTTGGAGAACAACAAACAATTGCACAACTTGCGGCTAACATGTTGAACTCTGGTTTGAGTGTCAGTCAGCTTGAACAGAATTTGCTTGGTCTTGGTGTTAACGCAGAGACAGCACGTGCGGCGGCACAGTATGCGGCGGGTAATCTTGAACTTGATCCATACAAGACTCTTGCAAATATTCAGCAAGAGCAACGAGGTCAGAATGCAGGGTTCTTTGGTAGTGTCCTTGGAGGATATCTTGGGGGAAAGGCGTAAGCCCTGCTCCAACAAAACCCAACTGGACTGGGGTAGAGGCTTTTTCACCTTCTGTACAAAACTACGCAAATTCATTTCAATTTGGATATCGAAACTTACAACAACCTCAAGGATTATTTACATCACCTTTTAGGTTTTATTAATAGGATTTATTATGGCACAGACACGTAATCAAGTACTAAGTTTGTTTGGTGCATCACCAGAGCAGATCTTAGCAAAACGCAGACGCGAAGATGCAATGGCTGTTCTTAGGCAACAAGATCCATTTGCACGTGCAGGAGGTGCTATTGGTTTAGGACTTGCTCGTATGTTTGGAGGTGAGCCTGCAGAAGTTACTCGTCAGCGTGAACTGTACGGTAAGTTAGAAGGTGTCAACTTTGAGAACCCACAGCAGATGCGAGCGGCGGCGGCTACGTTAGCCTCTCAGTTTCCTGATCGTGCATTGCAATTAGTTACAATGGCTGATGCAATGGAGACATCACAACAAAGACGATCAACTGCCGAAGCACAGCAAGAGCTAGCTCGAGCGCAAGCAGGTAAGATTGAAGACGAAAGTAATTTCGTAGAAGTACCTACCCTTATTCCACAAACAAAAGTAGATATTACTGGTACACCACAAACAACATACTTACAGAAAAATATTAAAGTACCAAAAACTGAAGAAACCTTTTTTAGAAATATGTTTAAAGAACGTTATGAAAGCGTTTATGGTACTCAAGCACCTGAATCAATTGATGCAGACCCACGAGGGACTCTTGTAGCTAGACGTTATATTGATGGACAAGCTGTCGATGTTTACAGAAACGATGAAGGTGAAACAGCTTACACTCCTGATGGAGAAATTTATTTACCTGTCCAACCAGAAGAACAACTACAATCTAACCAACCTCAAACAAGAAAGAAACGTAGAACATCTAATGTAACACAACCTGTTGTAACTCCATCAGCTACTGTAGGTGGCGGTGGTCAGATGAGAAGAAATCGCTAATGCCAATTAGAGTTGAGCATCCTGTATTAGGGATAGTTGAGCTACCTGATGGAACACCTCCAGATCAAATAGAGCAAATCCTATTACGAGTTGGAGCAGTTACTGAGCCAGAAGGTACATCAGGAGATGTGTTCTTTAATCAATTAGGTGAAGGACTTGAATCATCTATTGAGGGTCTCTCTCGACTAACAGGCTTAGGCTTTTATGAAGACTCATATGAAGATGAGTTCAGTAATCGTATTGAGCTAGAGCAATCTCCATACGCAGGTTATGGTGGTTTGCTTGTGGGTTCTATTCTTGATCCTGTCACTCTACCTGCGGCATTCTTAAAACCAGTTACCTTTGGAAGTAAACTTGCAACTGGTGTAGCACGTGGCGGTATTCTTGGTGCGGCAAGTGGTGCAGTTGAACCTGTGTTTGAAGAGTTTGGTGATGACAGACTTTTGAATACAGCAGTAGGGGCTGCATTTGGTGGTGCTCTTGGCGGAGCATTGTCTAAGTTTATAGCGCGTGACGTTACACCTCCAACAAAACAAGAAGTAGATGATGGTGTTGACTCCGCACTTGAAGATGTTGCAGAAGCAGTTGAAACTCCTCGTGTTAAAAGTGTCGATGAAGTACGACAAGAACTTGAAGCAGAGTTAGAAGCTAAATCAAAAAATGGTATTGATCTTGACACCGAAGAAGTTCTCCAAAAAGGTATTGATGAAAGACTTAAACGTGTTGAGCAAATTGAGCAAGCTTCAGCAAAACGTACTAAAGGGTTACGGGCGAAAGACGACAAAGCGGCAGGGCAAGAAGCGTTAGAAAGATTTGAAGGTATTCGCTCGCGTCTAATGGGTGAAGTACGTGAGATGCGTCTGCGTATTAAGAAAGGTCAAGAAGGTAGAGACGCAAGAAAAGATTTAATTAACCTAAAGACAGGAAAGTTAGATGAAGTCTCTGATGAAACTAAAGCACGGTTAGTACCTCAAGAGATAGAAGCAGAAACCCCTGTCGTTAAAGCTGATACACCACAGCAACCAGAAGTACAGGTAGCACAACAAGCAGGTCAACCAATTACTCAGGCTACTGAGCAAACTGCAGAAGGTTTTGCTCCACTGCAAATGGGCTTTGAACCACGTACATCAGCAGGTTCTGCAGGTGTTAGACCAGAGCAACGCTATGCAGGTCAAGCGGCTGAAGGCGTTGAGGAGACAGAGTTTGTATCGTCTGCGTGGTCTCGTAAGAATGTCGAGCCTGCGGCAGATGAAGGTTTTGAATTACCAGAACAAGACCTAAGACGTGCGGCACAGCGTCAGTCTGCGGCTACAGAAAGACTGCAAGATTTGATGGGACATAAGTTTGGGGCATACACGTTTGACTACAATCCACGAATGGAGCAAGAAGTTAAAGAAATAATTGGTGAAGACTTTGACTCCCTTGTTGATTGGTTGATTGACGCAGGACGCAAAGGAAAAGTATTTAATTTCCAAGAGCAACGACTACTTGAACCACTGAGGGCGGAAGCAGAGCAACGTATCGCAACAACCTACAAGGCTATTCGT